ATATTACCATCGTCGCACTTGGCCCCCATGCTGCAGCAATGGTCATGCATCGCCTGGATTTTATCCATTTCGGCCTTGGGACGGGCTGCCTTTAGCAGGGCGTGCGCCATCGAAATGTGGCCGTTGCTCTTGGTAAGCCGCTGCGCGCCAAGGTAATCGATGAACTTGTTGAGTTCGGTGTCCGGCATCGACTTGGCAGCCATAGCCAATTCGTCGGCAAACTCCGCCGCTTCGCCCGGTTCGAACAGTTCAGTGGATTCCTCCTCCAACATATTCTTCAACGTGCCGACGAGCGACGCAATATCGCCCTTCAATTGACCTGGGACCGGGGAGTTGTCACCCTCAAACAGGGCCTCGCCCTCGGCACCCTCTTGCAGCCAGTTTAGCTCCTCGATCAGACAAGCGAGGCGCGAAACGGCATACATACCCTTTTGCAAAGCGTTGATCCGAAAAATCTTCGTAGCCGCTTCGGGCGGCTCGCCGCCGATAACATCCTTCCAGGCGGAAACGATCTTGGATTTGATGCTCGACACCTGGCCAGAAGTATACCCTTCCTGGTTCTTCGGCTTGTGGATATAGGACCATGCAGCCCGAATATGCTTTTCGGTATCCACCGGGTAGCGCTTCTTCTTATCGGCCTTATATCCAGGGTCCGCGTAGGAAACTTCGCCGTAAGGCTCTGCGGTCTTTGCCGCCTCACCCATGTCGTCTTTCTTGACCCATGGCTTGCCTCCCTTGGCCTTGTCTTTCTCCTCCTGGTTAATAACCTTGGAGTTGTTGATGTCGGCCTTGGTCGCCTTGGCGTCGGCCACTGCTGAAGTAGCTTTGGCGATGGCCTCCTCCAATGCCTTGGCAGTCGGGTCATCGAGACTCGTATTATGTGCCACGGCGGCAGCCTTGCTCACATGGAATGAGCCATCTTTGGCCCTCCATCCCTGCTGCACTTCGTTACGGGGATCCACGTTCGTGGCCTTGCCCACACCATGGGGGGCCACGGGGGTTCCGTTACGCGTATCGCCCTCCGCTGTGTTGCCGGGTTCGGTCTTGAGAGGAACCGCACTATCCTTCCCCTCTTCCTTCCCTTGCTCGCCCTCGGGCGTCTCCTCTTCGTCGTTTTGAACGCTGGAAGTGACCGGCTTGATTGTCGCCTGGCCTGATGGCTTAACGAACCTCGCTTCGCCGGGTGGCACGACGATCATTTCGGCACCATTGGTGCCCGCATCCATCGTTGCCTTGGCCACCAATTCCGTTCGAGCAGCCTCGATGAAGTCTGCGAACTTGTCTTGGCCTGCGGCTTTCGCCATTTGTTGTGCGCGCCGAACCACCATATCGTTCGTAACAAACACCTGCTGCTCCTCTGGCGAGTAGTATTTAGCGAAAGAACGTTGCTCCTCAGCACCATTCATTTTGACCATTGTGAAGTGTGCGCCCGGCATAGCGGGGTTGTCCACAACACTTACTTCAGAAAGCTTGGCCGTGTAGCGTTTAAGACCATTTGGATCGGTCCAGCGCCGCACGTAATCACCGCCAATGGAGAAGCCAGTATATATCGCTTCCTGGACCTTGTTCCATTCGGTATCATCAACGATTTTGGCGCAAACGTTGATTATCTTATCAGTGTCTTCAAAATGAAGTTCGGTGAGTCGGCCTGCAGCCACCTTACCGTGCATCGCGCGGACATTACCCAGATTCCGCCCATCGGTGGCGGCAGACATTTCTGCGCTCCACTCTTGGACATAGGGCTTCGAGGAGTCATAATCAAATATCTCGCCCGACTTATCCTCTTGCTCAAGGGCCGCGACACCATACACCAGGCGTTGCGTCTCATCAACCTTGGTAATCGGGACGAAAAGGCGCTTCGTTGCCATTAATGCGACAGCATAATTGAGCAGCGGCAGCGTGGATGGCCTGGTGTCATCTTGTGTCCGCTACTGAACTTGTAGTCCATCGGTATGAAACCATCCAATTCGTTTTGTGCACATATGTCGCTGCAAACTCTGTCGTCGCCCATGGTGATCCAGCCTTTCGTTACTCCACTGGAAACCATTGTAGATGCGATAGCTTCTGTTCCATATGAAACTGCTCGCGACGTCTCTGCATTCGCGATCATTACGGCCCGAGAATTATCAAATACTCTTTCTTCTATACTACCGACAATCTCATCCGGCGTCAATTGTCTTTTAATTCCATCATCAATAATCTCGTCAATCATATTGATGGTAGTCGGCATTATAGACATTTCGGCCCCTGGATCGAGGCTTACCAGTTCCTCTCCTCGGTTCTGGGCAGTATCCCCTGCGTCCTTTAGAGCAGTGTCCAGGTCGTCTGTAGAAATTGTAAAATGGCCCGATATATAATTCACTGTGTTCTGAGCAACACTCACCAGAATATCACCTATTTTGCCAGCAATATTCTGGAGAGCCGAAAAATTAAGACTCTGGGCAATCTTGGATGATATAGGCCCATCAAATAATGAAGCTTTGCCCAACTGGTGGAGAGAAGCTTTGATATGCGGGAGCGTATCCCGCTTGGCCTGGTCTAATGCGTCCTCGATCAGGATATTTAGTTGGGTTTCCTTATCTCGAATCGGAGCGCGGTCTACGTTTACTAATACGACCGGCGTATTAGCTTTTCCAAAAGGGCTTTCAGCGAGTTTGCCTACCTCCGTCGTTGGCCCTTTAGCCACTGGTGCGGGATTTGGTGGGGCCGACGTGTCCTTTGGAGGCTCTTTTCCATCTTTAACAGTTCCTCGGGCCTTAACGTCGTCGTTAACTTCGCCCGCCCCTTCAGCACCACCTGATGCCCCGAATTGGTTAGTTGGTGCGATAGGAACCCAGCCAGTAGGGAGCAGGGCCAAATGCTGATCGCCACCATCGATAGGGTCTTCTCCCAACTTGTCCAAAGCCATATTGATTGAGAAAATTCCAGCCTTTACATAGTTAGTGAGGACTGTGCTCTGCTTCTCGGCATCAATATCATCTGGTATCTCAAACGAAAATTCGGCCTTGTCGGTCTTCCACTCGCGCCGAATAATATAGTTGATATACGACTTTAGCCATTGCTGGATCGGTGCCAAGCCCTCCTCGGTGGCCTGCTCCTTTTGACTCTCCGCCGTAGCCCGGTTGACCTGCCGAATAAAAGGCGTCGGCGTAATCGAGAACGCAAAGCAGCATATGCGGACCAACCATTCGTCGGTCTCGCCAGTGAGAGCCTTTTCCTTGGTGTCGATGAAGGTTTTGCCCATGCCACCTGGCACAAACCTTGCACGTCGCCGGGTTCCCGTTTCTCCAGCAAGTATTCCGTCCCACCAGTTCTGGAATTCCACAATCTGTTTGGGGGTCCAGTTGTCCGGTGCTCCAATCAGTGCCTCGGGCACGTTGCCCTCGGTATAGTATTGGAGCATGAAGATCTCGCGCCGCAACGCAATATTGATGGTCATTATGATCTGTTCGACAGGACCATAGCCATACACGTCGTGTGAACGCATGTTTCGCGGACGATATATAATATCCCGCGTGGTATAATTCAGGGCCGGGAGGCCCTTCAGATTCTGCTGGAAGGCTGGTATCGGTGGCTGCGGTATCCGACCCCAATCATCGATAATCACCTTGAGCGATGACCCATCGATATTATCGAGCCCGATCAGTTTTCCGCCCCGGTTACGTCGGCAGAATACTGCTGGAGCGTCGAGAACGAACAAATCTTCCAGCAGGGTCCGCACCCAGGCGTCCCAAAACTGCTCTCCGTCCGGCATGGTGAAAAAATCGCGGATTTCGGACAGCAAAGGATCATTCGGCTTCATCAACTTTTTACCGAAGGCGTCTTCGCGCGGCTTAATATTCCAGTTAAGCCGCGTCACCTGGTCCTTGCGCGTCTCGATGATAGTGCGTAATACATCATAACCATCGGCTAGCCACCGAAGGTCCGAAAACTTGATCGGCTTATATGCGCGCGGCTCGATATTAAGGTTATAGCCAGACGGAAAATCAAATTTCCGCCCCATAACCTCCGGCGGGGCCGACGGTGCCTGTGGGTTGAGAGGCCCGAACCAATCAGCAGGAGTTCCCAGCGTGATGCCTGGGGTGTATCCGCCCGCTGACCCTTGGCCCATATTATAGGCCACAGAATATCCTGAGTATGCCGAACCCGGCTGCCCAGCACCTGGTCTTCCATCTTGATCCCTTTGATCAGGTATAGGCGTGATCTTGCCGCCACTGCGATCAACCATCGCGCCTGTATTCCTTCCTGGTCATCGCCGCGTCCGTGTTGATAATCAACGACGCGAGCTTCTCCACGTCAATTCCTTGACGGTTCAATAATTCCAAGCACTCCTCAGCACTATGTCTGGCATTAGAATAATTAAGTATAACCCGAATTTTAACAGGGAGACTGTCAAATGACATCATTTCCCGAAAAGCTAATGCACTCGGGGTGAGATCAAGGGGTATTTGATCGTGCGGAGCGGTTCTACTGATCCGCTGTCTTGTTCTCATTATCTTCTGGTGTAAACGTGGTGGGTATGGCCTCATTGCTTATTGGCTTGTTTGGAAAAATCAGATCGAGGAGCGTGCAATTATCATAACGCTCATACTCGAAAAACCAGTGTTTTGTGGGGTCCACAGGTCCATATAAGTTCAGGTGTATATATAAGTCATGAGTTCCCCTATGGCTCCATGGCACATCATGTTCACGAAACCATGCCACATCCATTGGTTCATCTTTTGACAAGCCTTTTGGACGTATATTGTCTGGCCAGAGTGTATAGAGCCTGCGGACTACAACCGTTCCCTCACAGGAGTCACGCGGCATGATCTGCATAATATGGACTGTGGCATGAATGCCGTTAATTTGTATAGCCACCCTATCGCGGGGTCGATCAAAATATACAGAAGGGGTATATCTGGCCACGATTTCAGTGTATAATATAGTTGTAAATATACCTATTATAAAAGCTATAATTATCTTGAAAAGTTCTATCCTAGATATATCATTCAAAAGCGCCCCAATTGTCAAAGCCTGGGTCCACGAGGGTTTCAGATGGTGTATGATCATGGGGAATGGACACCCAGTTTGCCAGCGATCACAGTAGATATCACACCTAATGCCGTGGCAATTATTAGACGAACATAGGACATTATGATCTTCATCCGCCCTTCATCAGCCCGAATATCATCCTTGATATGGATCAACATCTCATCGAAGGTCGGGTCTTTCATATCCATCAGACGTTTATGGAGCTTGAACATCTCGTTCAATTCATCCATACGTGAAGACATTTTGATAGTCCAGCCTATCGACTCGCGAAGCTGAATTATCACTGCCCGGTCATCAGGCTTGTTTGGATCGATATCATAAATACGGCTAACAGTATTAAAAAATGACTCGACCTTCTGTTTATATTGCCGGACTTCGCTCATCCATTCCCGCAATTCTGCAGGCATATTGCGGCGGTCTTCACCTATATAAGTGGAGGTCTTTATAAGGCGCGGGACTTCTTCCGGTATCATATTGTCAGGCATTAGGTGTTCCTAAAATAAATCCTTGTTGGAGCAGATTATTTACTAACTCTTTTGGAACCCTAACGCTGCCCTTATTTACATCGAACTTTTCACCCTTCAT